CAAGCACCACAATCAACATCTACATAACCCTGCTAAAGGTTATTATCAACTATGCCATAAAGATGAGATACGTCACCTACGATATCGACCCTTTCATCACAGCCAGAATTCCATCAGCCCAAAAGAGGGAAACGCAAATCACCGTCGAAGAACTCAAGACAATCAGGGACGCCAATTTAGAGCATTACAATCTCAACGTCACACGGGACATTTTCATGCTTACTTATTATCTTGCCGGCATGAACCTAGTAGACATACTAGCATACGATTTCCGGACAGATGAAATAAACTACATCCGAAAAAAGACCAAAAACACCAAAGAGGGGGACTCCCTGATTTCCTTTTCCATTCCCGAAGAAGCAAAGCCCATTATAAAAAAGTATATGAAAAAGAATACAGGGAAAATCATATTCGGGAAATACAAGAACTATACCTCCTGCTATAACCTGCTGGCCAGGAAAATCAGTCAATTAGGTAAGGTGGCAGGAATCAGGCATAAATTCACCCTATATTCAGCCCGCAAATCTTTCGTCCAACATGGATATGACCTGGGAATTCCTCTTAGTACACTGGAATACTGTATCGGGCAATCAATGAAAGAAGATAGGCCAATCTTCAACTATGTCACAATAATGAGAAAACACGCTGATAAAGCAATCAGGGAAATACTTGACAACTTGAAAAATGAATAATCACATATAAAATAAATCACTAAGAATTTGCATAATAACCAAATGCTTATTATCTTTGTAGTGTCAAATAAGAGTTCTTAATTTTAATGTTTAACTGATGAAAGATGAAGAAAAAAAAGAATTAGAACAAGAGTATGAGAATTTAAAACTTCTCGCTTCATTTCACGAAGTCTATGGGGTTCCTGAAAATGCCAAAGAACGGGAAGCGCTTATAAATGACATACTCGATCGGATGAACGAAATCCAAGAGAAATTAAAAAAGTTGTAATTAACATCCCTCCCTTCGGGGAGGGACAAACATTAAAAGCTATGATAGATTGGAATGATTGCCTGCCAACAAAAGAAATGCAGGCTGACTTTGAAAGATTCAAAGAACTAAAAACCACAGAAGAACAAGAAGCTTTCAAAAAGGAAATGCAGGATAAATATAATAAACTACCGGAAGCCCAAAAGGAAGCCTACAAAAAAGCATCTGAAGCCGGGCTAAAAGCAACGGTAAATGCCTGCAATGATTATATAGAAAGAGTGGAAGAAGCCATATTACGTGATAAACTTGGAGAATTGCCCGAAGCAATCTCATTCAGTTATATTGCAAAGAAATATTTTGGTAAAAGTAGAAACTGGCTATATCAGCGTATTAACGGGAATATAGTCAACGGGAAAAAGGCTCGCTTTACTGACAATGAACTCAAAACGTTCCTGAACGCTTTGAACGATGTTAGCGAAATGATTCATCAGACATCATTAAAGATCAGTTAAGCTCTTATTTGACACCATCCCTGCATTTGAGCCGATGCAGGGATTTTTATTGCTTTATCAAAAAATAGTAGTATCTTTGCAACATCAAGATAATACGGACATAATTCGGATTATTTTGGTTTGACTTTGGTGAGGGGGTGGTTCCCCTCACTTTTTTTATGCCCCTACCGAACTTTTCATTTATATGTTAGTACTATCTTATGTAAGCCTTCTTGAGAGTGTGTTGATTGTGTGTGTTGTTGATCGGAAGGATTACAAAACAAAGAGGTAGCTTATTCGGCTACCTCTATTTTATTATTTTCTAATTTCAAACGGAATTCTTGAAGTTTAGATTAAAAGAAACTTATTTTCTTTCAAATCGGCTCAAAAGTTTTATTTTAGAAAAATAATCATTCCAATACTCATTTGATGATTGAGGATTAGTTCTGTCATTGTATAAATAAATACGATTAATTTTCCCATCAGTATCTCTCTCTACAAACTTTTCATCTCCTGCAATTTCAAAAAGCTTCTTTTCTGTTACTTTCTCATACTCTGTATGGATGGGAATATTCCCAAAAGCATTATCAGAATTTATATCTACCGGAGAATCCTCTCTTTCATTCCATCCAAGAGGTAAATACTCCCGGTTGAAAGCAGACCATCTACCTTTAGAATCTCGGACAATGCCATAAGGAAGATTAATTCTAAAAAAATCAGTTAGTGCCATGATGCATTTTTTTTTATTAATAATTATGTAAACTGTAATACAAAGATAACATATTGTTAGTCATTAGCACTTCGTTAGTACACCAAATTCATGATATTAATAAAAAAAGCCCTGACTACACTTAGTCAAGGCTCATCCTTTTTGGAGTAAATAACGTATTATCTCTCAAACCCAAAATCTAGCAAATCTTCCACGTAGAGAGATGATACAACAGACATCCACGTCTGTACACAAATATAGGAATTATAAATGAGATGAGCAAAAGAAAAGCCCCGAATCAGTAAGACGCGAGGCTAAATATCCTATAATACAAAATACTCATCATTCCTCTTTCTTCGTATTTTCCTTTAGATCCTCAGCAATTGAAGTTAAATTCATTGTTGGAATATTGACAGCATCAATCCCTGATAATACTGTTAATGAAGAAACATATGCTCTAACATAAGGAAATATTATTGCTGGAGCATTTTTATAAAACATATCACTTAACGTTTTCTGAGTAATATCTGAAGAAAATTCATACGTGGCAACTACTTGCACAAAAATCTTTAATGCTTTATTTTCGTCTACAATCTTTGTAATCAATGTCAATTCAAACAGATTGTCTTTTTTAATAAGCCCTTTAACATCAAAACCAATATTTCGCTCTGAACTGACTTCCTCTCCATTATAATCAAATATGGATTTATCAATTACATAATTTTTAAGTCTAAACTTAGACACAATCGCTTTTCTTTCCATTTTCTTATTATTTAAGCGGCCAAATCAAAATTGTAATTATCCCACTTCTTACAAGTTGCAAAGATACCAGATTCTATTTTCTTAAAATTATCATCCTTAAAATCAAGAATATAATCCTCTAAGTCAAGAATAAAGCTGTCATCTTTAATCCATTCAATATTTTTTTGTCTAACTTGCCCAATAACAACTGCATTTTCTGAGCATCTATAAAATTCTGTTCCATTTGAGAATATTACAGACTCATTAAACTTTTGCTCAAAATCACAAGAAAAGTTATACTCTTCATTAGCATATTCTTCACTTCGTTCTATAGAATTTGCTGGGAGAACTTCAATACAATATGCAAGTAATTTATGAGAATATTCATAACGAAAAGTAATCCAATCAAACTTGGCTATCATTTCATTGAGCCATGCAGCAATGTATTCTTTTTCATTCATAAAACAAACTCCTTTTTTATTTTTTTTATTAGCGCATCAGCCTGTTCATACATCCCAAGACTATCAACATCCTCAATTTCATCTTCTAAGTAATCAGCTTTCCTTCTAAGGGCCTTGGCTGCATCAAATGATCTTTTAATTGATTCTTTAGTTTGGATACTCCTTAATTGATATAATATCTCATCTCGAATATATATATGACTGTCTTTATCCTTTGGCTCATTTTGCTTTTCATAACTAATATGGCACTTTTCGTTAAGTGCATATTTCATTATTTGCAATACAGCATAATAAGAGCAATGTACGCTAGAAGTAAACTTCTTATTATCATTAAGAAGTTTTGCGGCTTCTAAGTTCTCTTCTGACTTATACTTAATGAGACTCATTAATTAATAACAACTTCTACTGAAACTTTGTTTTAAACAGATTTATCGAATTAGCTTTATCGCTACTTTTGTTGCGACAAAGCTAAACATTTAATTTTTAAGAAACAAATTTGATTTTTCAAGGATATTTTGTACAAAACTTATACGCATGGATGATTGATTGATTGATTGATGAGTTAAAAACGACGTATAATCCTGTTATTCAAATAAGTACAGACTTTATTTATCCCTATAAATGAATAATATATTCACCTTGTTACTGACGTAGTGTTAATACATTTTTAACATAAAAACATCGCAATCATCGTTAATATTGATGCATTACTGTCACAAATGTGTAGCAAGAAATCAAAAAGCTTGTGATTCACAAAGATCTCTAATCAAGTGCTATTTTATTTTAGACCTATATACCATCCAACCAACAATAAACAAACCTATTATCCCTATATACACTTTATCCTTATGTAAATCCCACCATGATAGTTCTACGACAGTTTCTTTTTGATTCAGCAAAACATTAACCTTATTACTAATAGTATCAAGTCGATTCGAGAACTGCTGCAAAGTAATGGATAATGTTTCATCAACTTCTGTTCTTTCCTGATCCTGCTTGGATGCAGTAGTAGTACTTTCTTTAATCGGATATTGCTTTCCAGTTGAATCCGGAGACGACAAGTAAACTGTTTTATTCTCAATCTTCAAATCACTCAATTTGTCAGTAGTAATCTTGGTTTGCTTATTCACATCCAACCGTAGTGATTCTATCAAGTTTTGCAGATACAAGAAATCCCCTGAATAGTCAATCTGCTTCTCCGTCTCCATGTTCCGAGAAGTCTTACAAGAAGTAAACCATATTCCCGACATCAGGAATATGGTTATATAAATCAAGGCTTTCATAATCCCAGGTATTTAACGATTCCTTCAATATGTATCTGAGCAACTGCATCTTTACCCTCCCGAGACAAAAGGTACTCAACGTCCTCTTTATTGTCCTGGAAGAAGTTCTCTGTTAATACAGCCGGACAATTAGTATCCCGACAGATGGCAAGATTCTGTTCCCAGTATTCCCGTCCGGGCATCTGCTTTCGGACGGGAACCGGAATACATTCTGCTACTTGTCCCAGGCAGTCTGCTAATTTTTTGCTGTTACTAGAAGCATTATTCGATACAAACACGCTCCAACCTTTTGCGCTCATCCAAGAACTACCATTGCCGGCTGCATTACAATGAATAGATACAAGGATAGCTTTTTTACCTGCTTCCTTGTAAATAGCATTAGCCCGTCGGCATCGCTCAGACAATGGAACATCTGTATCCTCTTTAACGATGCGCTCGGCATCAATTCCCAACTTGCGCAATCCTACTACTACCATATCGGCAATCTCTCTTGAATACGCCCACTCTCTCAATCTTCCGTCCGGTGAACGTTTACCAGGTGTATTTTCACCGTGACCATTATCAATCAATACTTTCATATCTTTTCCTCTTTATCTAATTCGTTCTCGATTCTATCAATAATTCCCTGTACATGTGTAGGCGTGGCCCGTTTAAATTCAAAGCGTATTACATGATAGATAATACGAAACCCTTTGTTTTTAGGATAAGCAATAATTAGATTCTTAAATGCGTTCTGAAGATACACATAAGAGAACACATACGTAATAGTCTTAATAACTAACAATGAGTTCTCACCGTCTCCTATCAAGGTCATAAAGGAGAAGACTACCTCAATGATTATAAGATAGAGGAGAAGTTCGACCAAGGCATTTTTAAACTTATCCCACTTAAAGTTTTTACAACGTATAATTGAAACACCATCAGCCCTCATTCCGCACCAAATATTAAATCCAAACATTACAACTAATGCTATAAGAAAACCTTTAGTCGGCGTTAAATAAGCAAGAAGAGAACTGAACATCGAAACGAAAATAATTCGTATCTGGTCTACATTAAATAACTCATATAACCATCTCATAATATTAATCATAAAGTTACTACCAATATTGAAAACACAGTAATCAGCCCAGGAAGCAAAACAGTAGCTAATGCGTCAAGCCAATCAAAGATGAACCCGCACTTTTTCTGAATGTACTCAACCACTATTGCGGCAATGGCGGTTGTCGTTAAAGAAACAATAGCAGATTTACAGAAATCAATGCCTAATAGAAGGAAACAGAAAACAAGCATTACAACAAAGACGAACATCCCGGCTTTGACGTGTGCCGGTCGGTTAGATTGCAAAAGCCAATCATACAATACTTTTATACCCATACTCATAGCGTTTAATTATTAATAAAATATTCTGTATGGAACAAATGTATTGAGTATAATAACGAGTTTTACAAAAATGGAAAATCTTGGAAATCAATTCTATGATAAATATCTATAAAACAAGACATTATAATTTTCACTTTTTCCATAAATAAAAAAGGGATGCTTGATAAGCACCCCTAAACAACCAACAGATTGAACTATTAATCCGTAAACATATACACGGAAAGATCAACCTTTTCTATTTCGTCTGAAATCGTATCTCCATACATTGTAAGACACACCCGATAACGGTCAATACTTCTTTGAATCTGTTGCAAGGTAGGTTTCTCGGGATATTCCGAACTGGCAAAAGTTACCAGTTCTTCACCATTCTCACTGGTACCAACCACCCGGAAGTGATGACGTACAATCCAAGTTCCGTCCGGCTGTTGCTCGATAGGCTTAGCAATCCCACGCGGTAAGATATTTTTTTGATCCATGTCTTTTGATATGTTTAATTAGTTGTTTTCTATGGTTATATTTATTCTTCAATACAAACTTTTCAAAATGTCCTTCGATATAAACATATTCCCACCATTCAGGAAGTAACATCGCTGCAATTCTACGGCGGATATTGTACGTTGCAAAGTGTTTCATCAGGCCATAATAAGAGTTCATCGTACTCACAAACTTCTCAACATACGCTTCTGCAAATCCATTTTCAGCTATTCTATTAAATTTCCTGACAGCGTTATATGTGTTACCAACCACCCTGTCAGATACATAAATTCTACCAGGCAAAATGAACGCCCCTACAAACAAGACTCCTTTTTTATAATGCTGAAGATACAGTTTGCGTGGATGCAACCGTAAAAGGAGTTGTTCTTTCAGGAAACCATCAAGAAGATGGACTTTGGACAATATTTCTTCCGGTGATTTCACTACGATACAAAAGTCATCAACAAAGCGTACATAATACATGAATCCCAGTATTTCCATCACGAAATAATCATATACAGACGCCAGAAAGTTGGCTATGAGTTGCGACGGCAGGTTCCCGATAGCCACTCCCCTGTCAGGGTCATTATGAAACAGACTTTTATTACTGGGAAGTTTGTCCCACATGGAGACGGGAGAGCGTCTGATACACTTATTTTGTGGACAATGAAAGATAGTAACGGCTAGAAGGTAAAGCAGACATTCAATATCATCGCCTTTATAATTGTCCCTTACGAATATGTTCAGCATTTCCCATACCAACGATTTCGAGATAGACATGAAGAAACTGAACAGGTCATCTTTGAAAATGTACGCATCAGCAGTATAATTCTCACTGACCTCGACTATCATGTTATTCAGATAGTGCACGGCAGACAAGCATCCCTCACCTTTCCGGCAGTTCTTCGAGACGTTCCCTTGTTCCCGAAAACGTTCCTCTAAAATCGGCTCGATACGAAGAGCGATCCAGTGATGGACAACACGATCAATGAAAGCGGCGGCAAAAACCTCCCGATATACCGGGTAAGTCCGTATGAATACTTTTGAAAAGTCCGGTACATATTCACCGTAAATAATAGAATACCATAGCCGCACCAATGCAGACTGATAATCATTATAAAACTCAACACAATCCGTACTCGTTCTTTTCTGCCTGGCACAATCTTCGGATGCTTCGAAAATACTGCTAAGAAGTATGTCATAGATTATATTACCTGTTGCGGCGAGGGGACGAACCCGGTTCGCGTTCTGGCGGTTGTTCGTGTTGACGTTGCCGTTGTTGAAGTTCACGTTCCAACTGCTGGAAGCCGTTGCATCCGCTATCTTAGTCTTTCCCGGCTCATCACCGGGGGGATGCCCAATAAATAATTCTAATTGCTCACTCATAATCCCCTTGGCGATTATGACTCCGGCTTTGCGACTTGTTGCGATCCGTTAGCTTTTTGCCGTTGGAGATCTGCAACCGTTTTTTTGTACCAGCCGGTACTTTGCTTACCGATACTCTCTGCAAGCAGACAGATTTCGGCTGTTTGAGTCAGGCTGGTCAAATGTCGTTCTTCACACACTCTTAGCAGTAATTTCAATGCATCAAACTCACACAAAAACTTCATCAGATAATCTGCACGGTGCTCAAGGTTCATATCTGTATTTGCATAACGGATATATTCGCAACAATGAACGGCAAGCATCATCAACTCCGTACCAAATTCATACCGGAACGCCTTGGGGAATTGTTGCCGGGCATCAATGATAAGGTTCAGAAGCTTATACATCGAATTTGATATAGGAAGGTCTTGTGTAAGTGCCATGTTAATTTTTTAATATTTTAATGTATGTATTAGAGGGCGCAAAGTTAATAACTGTAAAGCAATTAACACAATTTTAGCTCAAAAAAGTGAAACCAAAAAGCCCCTACCGGGGCTTTTATTTAGTTAACCCTCTAAGGGATAAAGAATTAAAGGGATAAAGTGTTTATTGCGGCGAGGGGACGAACCCGGTACGCGTACTGGCGGCCGTTCGTGCTGACGCCGCCGCTGCCGAAGTACACGTACCAACTGCTGGAAGCGTCATATTCGGTACTAGACCAATACCAGTCGTTTGTAAATATATTTTGATTACCAAACATAGAAGTTATGAGCTCATTGATTTCGGTTTTATACTTGGCCATAAGCATAAGTTCACCCAATGCGGGCAGGTTCCACACGGTTGTATCTTCAATTCCGTCAGATTCAAGCGTACAGGCTTTATAGGCTCTGGCAACTTCGGCGGCAGGGGCACCGACAGTTCCCTGGGTGTCCTTGACGCCTGCAAGGGTTTCTATTATAACATCGGTATTTTCTTTGCCGTCGAAGGTATCATAGAGTCCTTGGTTACCACTGCCGTAGTTTTTCAGGCCGCGCAGGTCGGTACCGTAGCCACCCCATTTGAACGTTTTGTTGCCGCCTGCGTCAATGCAGTCGCTTTTGGCGATAATGAACTGGTGGCATTCGGCGCGAAGTCGGATGCCGATACGGATATACTTGGAGCGGTTATTCGCGCTCATGGAGTTCCATTCGGAAGCCGTGAAAAAGACTTGTTCACCGTCTTCAATTCGGAGCGTAGCCAAAGAAAGGTCAAGAAGCGTACCTGACCATTGCATATATTTGGCGATGTCGCTTGCGGGGGTGTTTTCATTTACAGTTGTAAAACCTATTGACTTTAAAGCTTCTATCTGGTCTTGTTTATTCAGGCGCAGAAGCATGGCACTGGCGATATTTTTATCCATTTTATTGTATAATATTAAGTTAATACTATTCGGAAGCAACAGCTCTCACATGGAGAAGATTTGAATTTTTGTTTTGATTCGTAATACGCCCGGTATTCAGTTCAAATGCCCAGACGGAGTTAACATCCCAAATTGTTGATGACCAGTAGTATTTATCAGTCATCAGCATACTGTCACTACTCCAAAAGGTACGCATCATCTCATTGATTTTATCCCGGTACCGGTACATCAGAAGCATTTGGCCGGATGAAGGAAGGAACCAGTTGGATTCATCCTCGATACCGTCACTTTCCAAAGTGTAGGCACGGTATGCACGGGCAGCTTCAGCAGCCGGCGCACCGATTACACCACTATTGTTTTGGTCTTTCAGGCCGGTGATGATCAGGTCGGTATCTTCCTCACCCGTGAAGCAGCCGTACATGGCACCCAGTCCTTTTTGATTCAGGCCGTCTATGGCTTTACCCTGACCGCCCCAATAGAAGGTAGTAGTCATGTCGGCGTTATAGCACTCCTGGGCGGCGATTACGAAGGAGTGTCCGTGGGCACGGATACGAAGCCCGCGTTTGATGTACAGTTGCTTATTAGCGAGCGTAAGGGAGTTCCATTCGGCAGCGGTAAAGTATGCCTTGGAGTTATCAGAAATACGGTTACAGGCAAGATGCAGATCAAGCAGGCCGGCGGCCCACTTGATACGTTGTCCAAATTCAGATGCACGGGAATTCTCGGTGATATCCGAGAATCCCACGGCGTTCAGTGCTGCCACTTGTGCCTGTTTGTTCAAGCGAAGCAGCGTTGCGCTTTGTTCATTCGTCATAGTTACTTGTTGATTAAATCATTAATATCCATATTGTCTTCAGCGAAGCGTTCGAGATATTCCTCGTAGGTTTCGCCGTTATAATATTCAAGGACTTCATTGATGTTGTCCAGCGTTACGTTATCGTAGTACGGTTCTCCGCCATAAGACTCATTATTGAACCAGTTGATCAGGTCGATGTAGGCATCTATGACGGTAAGGATGACAAGGCCGTCAATACCGGATTCAAGGGATTCGATTTCATCCGTTTCACGGATAACTGTCAGTTCATACGTGCCGTTGACTACCGGTTTATCCTGTCTGTTGCCGTCCTCATCCATTCCGGCAACTCCATATTCGAGAATGGCAAGAAGCTCGGAGCCGTCAGCCTTCAGGGTCATGTTCGAGATACGGAGCATGGAAAGTTTACGGGATGCCGCTTGTGAAGCGAGGACATCACGGAGCATCTGAATGGCGTCAAGTTGAGGCGACGTTTCAAGACGCAGGCGTTGGACGTTCGGCATGGATTCTATTTGCAGGCCGGACGGGGCGGAAAGACTGGTATAGGTCAGTTCAGGAAGACCGACAAAACGGAGGCTTGTCATTGTTGGTGGAAGAGAGATGTCATTAATCGGAGAAGTCTCTGCAAGAGTGATGTTCTCCAGTTTGCTACCGGACGCATTGATATGGGCGATACGTGGGCATTTGTCGGTGACGAGCGTAGCGATTTGTGTGTTCCGGATATCGAGTGATACGAGGAAGGGCATTTCGCCGCAGTTCAGCGAGGTAAGCGGTGCGTAAGAACCGATGGATTGTTCTGTATGGGTGTCAGAGCCCAAGATAAGGGTTTCCACAAGTTGCATGGCAGAGAAGCTCACCGTACTTGACAGGGAGATTTCAGACAGGTCGAGCAGCTTCATGCGGTCAGCCTGATAGATATACAGCAAGGCGCCTTCCTCGTGTGAGAAGTTGGTGAATACATATTCTTCGCCCGCTTCAAGGAAGCAGCTTTCGGAAAGGTTGCCGCTAGCGTCATTGCCGACACCGAAGTAACCGTTTTTAGCAGCGACAATCCGGATGGTGGCGTTTGATTTGGAAGATACGCGCCCGGAAATTACACCGCTGAAGAAATCACCGGTTTGAAAATAGCCGTCACGAATACGCCAACGTCTTTCGATGAAAGACGGAAGGGCAGTAAGTCCCAGACCTTGCAGGGCATAGAAATAGATAGCGTCAGAGGTGGCGGTATAGGAGATGTATTTCCGTTCACCGTCGTAGGAACTAACCAGTTTCTGCCATTTTTTGAGCCGTTTGTCAATGAAGAAATGCGTAGCTCCTTCGGGCGAGAACGGGTGCAGAGTAACGCCGTCAATGGTCGCCTGGACATTACGCATGGCGGCGGCAACGGTACGCAGGGACAGTTCCGTACCGGATGAGTCAGTCCACACTACTTGCTGGAGATAGATGTTATTAAACAGAACGGAGCCGTAGCCAGCATAAGGGTTAGTGAATGTTTCATCGCTCGTCCGGTTGGGGTCCACCTCGGCGTCAACCGTACAGCCACCATCGTTATCCTTGCTGTTGAGCGTATCGCAGTCATAGATTTTATTCAGGTACATGCGCATGGCATCCTCGGAGCTGTACACACCGTCCGTTACGGAAGCGTACTCTTCCAGGAACCACATCGGCTGCATATTCTTGGCCCGTTGGTCAGTGGCGGCAAGGTAGTCGGTGAAAATGTCATAACTCAAGACACTTTCAGGGCTGGCATATTTATACAGGTTTTCCTTCCATGTCTTTTGCCAGTTCCCGCCTTTGGAGTAATCGCAGGAGTCACAGAAGCGCAACCACCGGTAGAGGTTGTATGGTACTTTCTTGCCCAATGCATAATCAATGGCGAGCTGGTCGTCATCGACAAGCGATTCAAAGTAGTAAGTCCATGCCGGAAAGGTATCGGCGGAGATAGTTCCACCGTCAACAAGTTTCTGAACCCATGAGGACTTATCGGTTTTCATGGCCATCATGTCTCCAACCGAGCCGACACCCTGGAACCAGTCCATTCCCTGGTAGTTCAGAAGTTCGAAGCCTTCCACGGGGTTAAGGACATCACCGGTGACATTCCATTTGCCGTTTTCGTATTTCATGGAGCCGGACTGCCTTTGCCATGAACCGTCCTGATACCTCATGAATCGGTATGAGCTTCCACAATACAGGGAAAGCAGATACGGTTTACCGGTATCGAGTCCGTCAGTCTGTTTGAACCGTGTTTCGATGGCATCAAGGGTTTCGCCGGAAGTTCCGAAGAACTCGATGAAATCACCATAGTTCAGACAGCCTTTGTTATAGCCGGGGGTATCCTTGAAGCCGAGGGCGAACTGTTCACCCTTGTCTTCCTTCCAGTTGCCTTTGGCATGGAAGTAGACATTTTGCAGGCTGTCATCTTTGCACCGGTAGGTGGCTACCGGGTGATTGGCGGTAGAGTGGTTCATCTGCAAGTCTTCGATATGCAAGTCACCGCTGTCAAATGTTCCGTCAAATGCACGTTGGACAGGTGTCATATAGTTACCACCTAAGGCACGGTATGTAACGTTCATCATTTCACAGGCGCCGCAGTCGTTCGCATTGCCGGAATCGGAGTAATCGACTTTTACGGTAATGACATCGACCGGGATTGTATTATCACCGACCTGTACTTTGTTGATGGCAGCCAAGGCTATTGCACGGCGTCCTTCCTCCGTCGTATCGTCTGGATTAAGTAGTATGATTCGAGTGTCCTTGTTTTTGCCTTTGCTCTTGGCGAGGTAGTAGCGTTTATTCTTTACCGGGCGTTTGGCAGAGGTGGTTCCCTGGTTGCGGGTTTGGACACTCACGGCCTTGAAGTTACGCCACGGGCGTTCGGGGTCAAAGTAATAGAGCGTGATGTATATCTTCGTACTGGTGGAAGTGGTGCCGTCCAGTGCTTCTATATCGGAGCCTTCATAGGGGCATTCGACAATGTAAGGCATACCGCGTGAATAGATTTCGGCAGCCGACGGGCGGCTTTGGGTACTACCCTCGGCTGTCTGGCTTTTAAGGATGTCCTCAAAGGCGTATTCCTTCACCATTACCTCTGTATCGGTCAGACGGACAAGGTAGTTCTTGAACGCCTGTGCCCATTCCATATAGGAGTTCCAGGCCATCATGTAATAAAGATACAAATCACCCAGTTTGCCGTCCATCGTTATATACTTGGTCTGAATCAGGGAGCCGCCGCCCGGAACATAACCAAGGCAGGCGACTTCCTCACCGTTGAGGAAGAGTTTCATCATGGAATACCGTGTGCCGTCACGTTCAACGTAGTTGCTTGCAGGTTCAACAACCACGGCTACGGTTATCTTTTCACCCTGTCGATAGGCGCGTTCTTCACGACGGGAAACGCCATTGTTACAGAAGATGCCGACCACCCGGCCGGTGACATAGAAGCCGGCACCGGACGTTTCGTCATAGCAGCTAAGGAGCAGGGCATCATCATCGGTCACGTTCTTGGAAGCGAAAGCGAACTGGATGGCGGCACCGTTGGATTCGATGGACGAGCCGGCAAACGGGGCATGGTTTAATGACACGCCCACATTCTCGGCTACGCGAAGGCAGTTCTCACCCAAGAATGTGCCAAAACCGTTGGTAGTCCAGTTGGCACCGTCCACTTTCATTTCATAATTACCGCTGACAATGCTATGGTCAGTTTCCTGATTGGTACGGGATGAGAAGTCAAAGTTATAGATGGCGCCTTCTTTTATGGCGGCGTCAATGGCGGAACCGCTAACTGTCACCCGGACAGGTTCGCTAGTCACGTCCTTGCATACGGCAGTATAGTTGACCGTATCGGTGCCGTCAGCCTTGTAGCCCTGCAGTTGTTGTTTGACCTGATAGGTTTTGTTACGACTGGCAGCAATTTGTGTTACCTGCACGTTATTGGCTTTCACGCTGACGGGTGAAGTCATTTCCAACGGGTCATAACAGGCAACATCAAGTTCTACGGTTTCGTACAGTCGGACTACTCCACCGTTTTTATCATCGTATCTCAAGGCGACAAGAGGTGTGGAACTATTCGGGTCAATTACCATGACAGCCGTGTAGATGACATTTCCTTTCACTCCGGATGCGACATCCGTTCCTTGGATGCGCAAGGGATAGGTACCGTGTTCTAGGCCGAGGGAAGCAGGGCGGATTACAACGGAGTGCGAGTAGTTGTCATTTACAACGGTGGTAGACAGGGATTGCCATTCACCATTAATCTTGATGTCAACCTGGGCACTGATACCTTTATCAGAGGTGTTGTTTCCGAACTTATAGAGTGGAAGGCTGAAACTTTCAGTTGTCGGAGTAAGCAGAGTTTCAGGGGTATAGTTGAGCACCTGCACACAGGTACAGGTAATATCAACAGCTGTTACATTGACATTCTTGGAACCGGTGTTGCCGCTTTCGTCAGTGGCTATCAGCTTGAATTTCCGAGTACCAGCAGCCGTAAAGTATGTGGTGAAGTCCAGTTCAAAGGAGAAGTCCTTCATGTCACCGGAAGATGCTTTGTTGACGGTTTCAGTCCAGACGGTAAGCCCGCTTTCACGGTCTACGAGTTCCAGTTTCTCAATCAGGTTGTCAGAGGATTCGACACCGTTCGAGGTCACGGAACGAATGGCGGCAAAGGTTCGTAGCGTGGAGCCGTAAGAGCCATAGACAGGTGTCGACTGGAAAGCAATGGCAACAATGGTACCACCAGTTTGACCGCCGCCACCCGTGCCGATAGCGAACTGCACTTCATCGCCAAGGGTTTCACCGGCAGCGTTCTTCATCTGAAGTTTTACAATGCCTTCTGTTTCCACGTTTACGTCGAGGTTGGCCGGAACATAGGCATAGGCGCCACCAGTTGAAAAGGCGTCCTTTCCCCCTTCCGCCGGTTCATCGGAAGTTTCAAAAACGGAACTGCCACCACCATTCCCGAAGGGTTTCCAAAGAGAAGGGGTCGCAAAATCGGACACAGCACCCTGGAACTGCCGGGTTTCCATTTCATACTCGCCTGTTTTGTAAGTAATGATGAGACCCGTTCGCTCATATTTGACGCCAGATTCCTGTTGATAGGAGACAATGGCGGCAATAGCGGTTTCAAGGGTATAGTAGCCGTCTTTCAATGGGCGGATCTCATCAACAATGACGATGGGGTGTGTTACATCGTCAGCGGGCGTGCCGCTCTTCATATCCTCAAGGGCTTGCTTATCCTCGGCGGACAAAAGGCCGGCTTGTTCAAGGGTAGCAGAAGGCAAACGGAAGCTGTCATCCGTTTCTTTACCGGTTGTTTTGGACACTTTTTTGAAAGATACATTGAGATAGGAAGCGTCAGACAGGACGGAGAATGAATCAGGTTTGATTATGTCGGAAGGGATATTTGTCATTGCATCCTCTAAAGCCTTTCCACGGTCGCCGGGGAAGGCTTCATCTTCACTTTCCCCAAGAGACAACGGTTCAGGCAGACATTCAGAAGGAACTTTACTTTCTTCGTTCAAAGGAGCGATACCGTTCGCTTTTCCTATCCTTTCCTCAAAGTCATTTATTACAGAGGTCCATTTGCCCCATGTAACACTCTCATTGGAAACAATACCTATTCGTGAGATTGTACAAACTGTACCTAAATATACACCTTCGGCATTGTCTGACATGGTAGCCAGTTGTATACACGAAGTGAATGATTGACAAACCTTATTAAGCTCCAACCGTTCAATTTGTATATTTACAGGAATCTTAGACGAATCAACAGACAAAATACACCGATAATTCCCAATAGAAGAATCCCCGGAATACATTGTTTTTAATTTATCTTTAAAGCTACCAATAGTAGTAAAAGAGCCAATACTTTTAAATGGGTCAGTCAAAGGATTGGATTTATCAGACACTCCTGTTATACGTTTCAATAACTCGGCGTCTCCATCCGATAAATCTTTTGCAATCTTATTGACATTCTCCACTAATGCATCAAAATCACCATTCACCATTTTAGCAATGGTACTTGAAAGTAAATCAATAGATATTTTCCGACCGCCACTAACTTCAACGTACATATCTTTGGATAGCTCTGTTGTATCAGTCAGTTGCTCTATTGTAAGACTGTTTGTCTTCAACGCTTGTAACACAAGGCTAATAATCTGTTGTTTTTCTGTTTCTGTCATAATTCTCTTTTTTAATCATTTTCATATACCCATACAAGCTCAATGGTCATACCAAGATTATCTATGTCGCAATCATAGACATTATCAAGATAAAGTTGGAACTCCTTCAGAGCACCAATATCTCCACCGTTAATACCTTTCAAGACACATACACCATCCCTACTGATTACACTCCCTTCAATGAGGTTAGTATACGAATCTCCTTTATATAGTACAGCACGCAAATTTATCGAACCGTTGTCCAAATCGTTCTTTAGTCTATCCAGTCCATTAACTGTAAGTTTACCGTAACCTCTTCTACCAATATACTTGTTATCTATGTCAGTCGTCTTGATTGCAATCAAATCCCAATATGAATTTTTATCAACACCTGGGTGATGAATACTGTTGACAGTAACCATAGTATCACTATTAATAGAAACTCCAGTATTAGGAATAGCCTTAGTCATATTGATATATGCTCCGACCTCTGCAACCCCACTTTCTGAACCATACTTGATACTACGCATTCCTTCATCATCTGCTATCCTATAAGCACCGCTTTGTACACACCTCATAGCAAGCTGGTTATTCCATTCCAAAACTGGATTCATCGTTCTTACCTTCTGTAACATTTGATTGAACACAAAACTCTTCAATCCCTCTATTTGCTGGTTAAGTTCCGGAACATTACTTTCCTTTCTGGTATATCGAACACCATCAAAGTAGACGTAATTACAGCATAAGACACGATTCAATAATTCAGCAAACCACACAGGGCATCCCATCCCATTTCCAAGCGTGAATAATACTGTTGTATATTCGTGGCTGAATAGCTCAACAATATCCTCATCAGAGGTCACGAACTGCTCATTATCCACACCGAACGTCCATCCGTTATCTTTGAAACCACCAGGAACGCGAAAATCAAAAAAGTATTGCATCCCATCTATCCACCAGACAGCATCAAGACGCTGCTTATTATCTTTCATTGAATACTGAATAAGGCTGGTTTCTGATAACTCACATTCATCGTCCGTAACTTTAAAAATCTCACTCGTATTCCCATTAACTGTTACAGTATAGTATCCACATGGAAGCAATGAAATGTTATAGAAATAAAGAATCTTATCATCATTCATCTTCCATGAGCTTAATGATACAGGTGTAGATATATTACTTAAAAGATTATTAATGTAAACTATAGGCTCCTGCTCTTTGGCTGTCAAAATCAATTCAACAAAAATCCTGTCTGTACGTGCGAATAATTGCACATATTTACTCTTCGCTCCAAATTTATCGGTAGACGGAGAAAAAAACAGTGGGGTAAACGGGCTTATAATCATATTTCTAGGCTTTTGTTATTGAACGGACAAATAAATCATACTTCACTCCCTCGTTTCTCTCAACTGTACTACTCACCTCTTTGATGTAGCCCTCGTAAACTAGATCATCTTTTAAGATTTTAATCGTTTCATCATCTGTTGGTGGAATATCTTCATTATAAGTTGTGAATGAAACATCTCCACAAGTTATAATACCACTTTCAACGTTAAAATCATCTTTCATTCCTATACCATTGACAACAACATCACTATTACCGTCAGAAGAAGAATAAGATAGTTTTTTAGTGAACATACCAATATAGCCGGCATTTGCTTGCAATATGCCTCCTTGCCAATACATGGTATTAAACATCGTTTCAGGATCAAGTACACCACTTATTTCCCAACCGCTCCTTATAAGCCTATACTCTTTATATGTTTGTACTCCGCCATTATCATGTAATGTAGTACTGGCACAAACAAAAAACACATCATTGTCACTTTCACTATCCGTTGTATCTTGGCCTCTCTTTTGCGATAAGAATTCAATTCCATAAACATCAGCACGGTAAGGGCTAATCAACTCTAATACATTATCAGTTATATCAATGCCAGTAGTATATTCAGTAGTAAATCGGAATTCGTCACGACCATTCATACTTTCATAGTCCTGTTTATCATATCCTACCCTAACCAAAGAATATATTCTTGATGAATCAACCTTATACTCAAAACTAGAAAAGCTGCTATTTAAATCCTTTACATTGTTATCACTAAACAATTTGTCCCGGTGTTTAAAAAAAACAGTGACACCATTGATCACAGGCACAAAGCCAAAAACTGTTTCCATCCAGTTTTTAAACTTCGTATAAGAAGTATATAGCTTAGCTTGAGGGATTCCACGAATACTTTCAGCAGCTAATATCACGCAATTATCTAACCTTTCATCAACACCTGAAGCTATTTCACCATAGATACCTTCATTTCCACCATTCATGCTTTTAAGCAATCGGTTTAACACATCAATAGGTCTTATTGCATCCACATAGATAGGGTTAGCTCGAGAAGTAAAGCGTGTCTCAAATTTGAAATTACGAAAATAAATATTGCCAGTAGAAGCATTAACTCTGTTAAATGTTACCTTCAAATCAAAAAATAAAGCCTGCCCTTTAGTCAGATGAATCTTGATGGATTCATTCAGATTACTTGGGGTAACATCCCCCTTATTATACCCCCATCTTTTCAACTCGACTAAACGACCATCTTCGTAACGCCCACCTAGAACAATTTCAGCTTTAGTTGTATACGCATCACTATAACTGATATAGTATTCAAAACTAAAATTCAATACTATATCAATGTCGGACAAGGCTTTAACAAATACATTTGGATCATCTTTCGATTCCTGTGGTGCATCATAAAACTCAAGAGGTGAATCCCGTGACGGAAGTTCACCACCAGAAATATATAAGGGAAGCGAATATGTTATAGCTTCTACATATATTCCTTTGTCAATTACAATATATTGCAAAGAAGCATCATTTTCTACAGTATTACCACCTAATGTATGCGGTTGACTATAATTCATACTTACAGAATCATAATAAAGCTGATATACATCTTTTATCTCATCTACCGAATATTCGTACTGCGTTCCTTTGTTAGCCTTTATGATATTAGCGACACTATCATCTATCGAATTAATAGAAACAGTATTTCCATCATAAGTTAATGAACCGAAATCCAATCGACAACTAAAGAATTCTTCATAAGTATGAGAATTAGTTATAGTATAAACGGTGATACTAGCATTAGAAGCCAGGTATTTGCTCAAATACTCCTCCAATATGAGATCATAGGCTTCTCCCACAAACTGGAATTTTGAAGTAAAGGTTCTAGTTATTCCTTCAAGTCTGGAGCGTTTACGGGAAAACTTTATTTCATCCCAATTCTGAATACAAGATTTGGGAATTTCATAGATAATACGATCAACGGTAAGCACATATTTACAAAGCATTTTAACTCTTTTTGAATGTTCACGAGCAAATATATAGAAAAAGCCAACCGGTTTCCCAGTTGGCTAAATTCTTGAAAATCATACTTTGCCAAAACGCCACATAATTCACTGGCTATCAGTGAATAAAATATTATTTTAGAAAAAAGCGTTTTATTTATAGCTATTTTATATCATGATCATCCAAAGTGTTTAAACTTCTCAAACGTTTACTTCCAAATTTGTTAGATAATACACCATCAAAATATAATTCAGGTGTCCATTTAGTTAATGCCCCAACAACTTGATCAATAATGCCAGCTGCAATTCCCACATAAGGATTCCATAAGCCAAGTCCAGTAACAGCCCCAAATCTTAACCATTTGGTTATTAATTGTTCCCCTTTCTTAGCTATTAATATATTTTGAAGTTCTCTCCAATCATAATCATTCCCAGCGATCCATTCTCTGAATTTCACTCCATGAACATTCTCCCTGACCTCTAATATATCTTGAAGTGTTATTGCCCCTTTATAATATAAAATAGAAAGATCTGGAAGAGCTTTACTTTTTAAAACCTGATCAATATTTCCCATCAATGACTGATCTAATTCACGACCACTTTTCAACGTTAACCAATATTTAGCATTCCCTTCCATTCCTATTTCATTCATTCTAAACTCACGTGACCAAACCAATGTGCGTTCAAGAATAAATAGCCTCATTATAGTAAAAGCATCATCATCACAAATATTAAACAAATCTTCAGTTTTAAGATTTAAATGTGCTTTTAACACAGGAATATTTATATCTTCTAAAGTATTATCTAGTGCTATACTATCTAAATAGCCTGATGCGTCCTCCTCTAATAATTCATGATACAATACATGATATAAATAACTATATTGAGAAATCCGGTATCTATTCGACAATCTAGAAATAATATTTAATCGCGCACTATCTGAAGGAATTTGAGTATTCCAAAAAGAAAAATTCTGATCCTCAAATGCCATAATTTTGGGAGAAGACCAACCATCTAATATTTTCAATATATCTTTGGATATTAACAGACTCGTAGCCTCAATCCCAAATACTTCAATAAATTCTTCTAACGAAGTAATACGTATATATATTTTATCATGTAGTAATAATGAGTTTATTATATTCTTAATGAAATACAATCTTTCAGGTAAAATAAATTCAGGAAATGTATTACCATCCCATCTATCCAAATATACTCCACCTGATAATTTTTTAACTCTATATGAAAAACTATCTAACAATATTGCCATATCATGCTTATTTAGTGATAATACAAATATATAAATAAATTTCTATAAGAACCAAAATCACACAATATTAATAACCTAGAGCATGAAATATCATTTTTCTTCCAAATGAAATACGACTTCTTACAGTTCCGACAGGAATGTTCAGGATTTCACTTATCTCATCATAAGAATACCCACTAGCATAATACATCACACTATCAATACAACGGGATTTTTTAGCACACCGTTGTATTGTGGAAACCAAATCATCAAACAGTATTGAATGAGCTGTACAGTTAGAAATGGCACTTCCGTCTACCATATCAAGCCCTGTAAAATGTATAAGGGAATTTCTATTGTATCTTATTATATAAGTATTCCTCATTATAATAAGGCACCACGGTTGAAGTGGTTTAGAACAATCAAATTTATCACGATTCACAAGTAGCTTATAAACTGTATCACCGGCTAAGTCTTCAGCATCTTGCATGGAACAGCAGAATTTTCTTGCCACCTTTAATATCCAAGGATATATTTCTGATAATTCCTTTTCAAAGTCCATTGTCAGCCCTCCTTATTAGGTGTATCTTCGGTTCGCCATTAATGCACCTTTCCACATATTTCCGGTGCATGATACTTTGTTCGTGCATTTCCTTAGCAGAACGCTCGATTGAACTAATAAGAGTGCCTATATCGGGGGGCAATAAGGCAATCATTTTTTTTACCTCGGACACTTCTGCTGTTATCCGATTACACTTCGTCTCTAATGTACGTAATTCTGACAATAAAACATTGTATAAATGCCTATTTATACAATGGATGCTGTTTTTTCTATTCATAAAAAAGTCGTTTGTGATTCTAAAGGAGATGTACAAACGACTGTATGAAATAATTCGCTTTAATTAAAAATTAATCGAATTACAGCATATATGTAGTACCAATATTATCATGTGCTTCTTTTTCTGATCAATATTTCAACATCAGCTTGATGAACGATATTTGCGTAGACAGCAGCATTAATTACACGAGAATCAATACTCATTTTAAAGAATGTCATTAGAAAAGCAATCTCAGCATCAAAAGAAGAACGAATTTGTTCAGGAGTAGCCTTACTTCCTTTATGTTCCTCACTGCGTCTTTCCTCATTCCGTTTTTGCTCAAAAATTGCAGAATGAAGTAAATAATCAATCTTCGATATTACTTGTTCATCACTCATATTTCGGGTATCTACATTTAGTTGACCCAATACCTGACGAACATCATCATAAAAGCCAAGAGAAACTAGAGCCTGACAAATACGAAGACTCAATAGTTTGGCACGTTCTTTCAGCATATCCTCTTTGTCCATTACCATAGCCTTCATATTTGAAGGATTAACAATACTTCTGTATTCAATGAGCAATTTAGATGCTATCTCTTTAAGCGTACTTTCGGACATAGATTTGCAGTCCGAAAGCAAACAAGCATAGTTTCCGCATGAAAGTTCAATGAAATCACTCAATGTTATCTGATTTAATCTTTCAATCATGGCTATTTCAGTTTAGATAACTTATACAGTTCAAATTCACGGTTAGAAGCATCTTGGCGTTGCATTTTTAGACTCTTCATCAAAAGGAAATTTGTTCTATCAACCCTTTTTTCTAATCGGGAATAATCATTGAAAACAATGGTGTCACCGGAAGAAGATGCAAAATATGTCGGTGAAAATGTGGGAAAGTCCCAATCCGGTATATCAAAATTAGAGATATCTACCTTATCAACATCAGGAAAGACTTGCGCACCTTTAGGAATATCAACTAAAGTTGGAGTATCAGGAGTAATCCATGCTTTTCCAGAATACATGATAACTTCATGTTTACCGGCATCACCAACTAAAGCGGCACCGCCGGGATGCCTATCATTACCTTGAGTACCGTCTGCATAGGAAGGAATAGGAGTTGCAAGAATAGTTGCAACCTGAATTGCTCCCATGGCACCAATAACAATAGATAAAGGAATATTCGGTAAAGCTTCAGTTATTGCCAGTGCAGTGGCTATTCCAGCTTGAGCGACACTAGTCGCCTTTTCCCAAATGGCTTGTTTACGTGCCATTTCTTGTTTTTGTTTTTCAAGTTCAGCATTCTTAGCTTCAGTTCTTTCCTTGGCCGCACGCTTACGAGCTTCTGCTTCTTCTTCGGAGATTGCTCCCGAATCAGCTAGATTCTGTATTCGTTCTACATCCTTATCATATTTCTCATCATTAGCTTCCTGCTCTTCTTCTATTTTCTGAATCTGACCATCATAAATAGTAGAGACTAGATCACCAATAGCACCCACTGCTTGAGATGCAGTTTGAAGCCATTTTTTCAGATTCCTCTGACGTTCTTTCTGTGCTTTCTCATCCGCTTTAGTAACTTTATTGATAGCATCTATTTCCGCTTCTGCTTCTTGCTGGGAAAGGTCCGCTTTCAATTTCTGTAACTGCTCTGCAATCTTTGCCCTATCCTCTGCGCTCAAATTTTCGTTTCGAAGCTCCAACTCCAACGCATCAATTGCAGCTTCGGTTGTTTTACGTACATAATCTAATTTTAACTGATACTCAAGTTCTGCATACTCTTGCTGGGTTATTTCCTTAGAAGCTAACTGTTTTTTAAGAGCAAGCGTATCCATAACATATGCAGCATCCCGGATTTCCTGCTCATGCGCTGCATTCTCTGCTATTAATTGCACCTGATCGGATGCATGTCTTTCGTAAAGTTCTTGTTTCTTTTTTGCATATTTGTCGTCAATGAGAAAAACATCTTCACCTGTTTTCTCTGCTGCATCAATTTCTGCTTCACGTTGCAACTCCAACTGGTGCAATTTCAAATCAAGTTCTTCCTGGGACCCCTTTTTTACAACAGCAAGAGCGTTCTCAACATCTTTCTTTTCACGGTCAGAATTATACTTAATAGAGAATTCATCTAATTTATCCTGCATTTCTTTCGCCAAATTCTGACGAGTAGCAATTTCCTCTTTGCTATTACCCTTGACGGCAGCAATCTTCTTTGAGTAAGCAACACCAATTTTAGCAAGTTCTTTCTCCAGTCCCTCATCCATAAGAGCTAGTTCTGATTCCTGATAAGTTTCATGAATTTTCAGCTTCTCTTTGAGAGCTTTTTCCTGTTCACGTTTTTCTTTATCAGTAAGGACTGTTATACCTGAACCATTTTTGTCGTTACCCTTTGGACGGAACTTTTCTGCAATCACATCAAGTCCACGATTAAACTCATCGCTAGATGCTATTTTAAATAAGTTTTTAGAAAATTCCAACTGAGCCTTATCCGCTTTTTCTGCTTCCGATGTGTAATAGCCAAACATTTTAGCAGCACCATTCTTTATCCAAGACATATCTTCAAACTCTGATGTTGCATATTGAGCACGAGTTTTCATCCGTTTTAAAGCTTCTCTCTCTTGGGCCGTTACTTCAATACGTTTATTTTTCATTTGAATAACAGCTTTTGTGTATGCTTGTTCCTCTGTATCACCAGCATCAATAAGCCTCTTATATTCTGCCTGAAAATCTTTTTCTACTTCCAATAACTTTTTGTTCGCATCTTTTTTTGCAAGTGTTCTAAAATTATAATCTATCTTTTCTATTTTTTCTTCAGGAGATTTCAAATCATTGGCGATACCTCTTATTTTATCAGCCATCCAATTAAGAAACTCCTTAGCAGGTCCCGTTGACTCGGAGAAAGAAAGCATAAACGCTTCCCATGCTGAAGATAAGTTAGCAAGAGCTCCATGAACATTATCTCCCATCGTGTGAGCCATATCGCCCAATTCACGTTCTACACCAGTAATCTGTTCTCTAAGTGGTAATATTTTATCAACAGCGGTGAGAAAGGCATTAAAAGCGGCAACACTACGCTTATCAGTTAATTCAAGAGTAGTATTCAAGTCTACCCCTTTTTCTTTTAGCGATTTCAATCCTTCAACTAACTCAGGCAATGTTTTAACGGGCTTACCTAACGCCTTTGCCAGCTTTCCATTACTATCAGCTAAATTTAGAAAAACATTACGAGTAGCAGTAGCAGCCATTGAAGCATCAAAGCCGGCATCCGATAATTTACCCAACAAAGCCAAAGTATCTTCAATACTGAAATTAAAGGCTTTTGCAACCGGTCCAACAATTGGTAATGCAGTAGCGAGATATGAAAACGACAATGCGCTTTTGGTTGTTGCGACAGCCATCGCAGACACATATCTTTCAGTTTCTCTTGTATCAGCATTAAACATACGAAGAGAAGCACCTGCCAATGAAGCCGCATCTGCTAATTCTGCCCCGGTAGCTTGTGCAAATTTTAGAACGTGCTCTGTTGCATCTAATATTTCTTTTCGAGTAAAACCTAGTTTAGCAAGTTCTATTTGCAAATCCGTAGCTTCGGATGCAGTGTATTTCGTTGTAGCACCCAAACGTTGAGCATCCGCAGTTAACTCCTTCACTTTATCAGAAGTGGTTCCTAATATTGCAGCAAGCCTACTATTAGCTAATTCAAATTTAACAATATCACCTACTCCTTCACGCAGTTTTGTAAATAAAGCAACAACTCCACTAACAACAGCTTGTGCACCAATATATCCAGCTGCCCACCCTTTTAAACCAGCACCAACTTTACTTAACCCAGGAGCAAGCTCTGTATTAAGCATCCTACCGGCATTCCGGGCAATAACACCCATATTCTGCATGGATTTATTACCGTTCTGTATCTCAACCCATGCAGCCTTTACTTCTTCCCGGTATGCACCGATAGTCATTTTCTGTTGACTATATCGATCGGAATTTCGCTTTATGTAATCGGTATTGATTCCGATTGTAGAATTAAGACGGGCAAGTGTACGAATATAGTTTTCATCCGTATCTTTCAAAACATCAACAGCCTTTTGCAGCTGCTTATTCATTTCCTTTGCTTGTGAACGGCTATGTACTTCCTGATTAGTCAAGATAATAGCAGTTCTGATAAGTTTTAAACGTTCTTCTTCAGATAGAACAGCTTTCTTACGAGTAGTATTACCGGCATTCTGCGCTTTTGTCAAGTTAGCTTCTGCTTTAGCAGCCTTTTCCAAGGACACAGCATTATCCGAGTTTGCTTTGGTTAGTTTCTTCAGTTCAGCAGCAGATAATTTCTCTACATTTAGCTTTTCCTCTATCTTCTTACTGACAGTTTGAGTTATTTCAGACTGTTTTCTAAGAGCTTCGGTTAATTCAGCAGATGCAGAACCAGCCGTTTTTGCTTGAGTATTATAAAGGTTACTCAACTTTTCAAGATCAGCAACACCTTCTACATTTAGTTTCAAACCTTTTGCTAATTCTTTGGCCGCATTAACATAATCAGCCCTCACACGCTCAATAGTATTATCAAGCTCCACCAATTTCTGCAAATCGCTCTCATCAACGAAATCTTTCAATTTTAAATCCATAATTACAGATAATGTCTATATTCAATAATCTTTCCTTTTATCTCAACTCCAAGTTTATCAAAAGCATAGGTACCATCTTCTTTCTGATAAACAACATACATGCAACCATCCAAGACAGCTGCTTTCTTTGCAAGATCACTGATACGTTCCAGTTCACTCTGCATCTTTTTTATTTCGCAACTACAAGCCATTTTCTACCGATATCCACATTCTGAAAAGAAACGTTCCATCCAGGGACGGAGATACATAATATTAAAGTACTCTTTAGCTGTATCACCAATGCCTAAAATCTGCTCACCGTATTTCTTCTCAATAGAACTACCGTCCGTAAATCCTTTCGTTGAGAATCGAAGCCCGGAATCAATTCTATCGGCAGTTATGCTATCATAGAAAGTACCAGTAATAAAGAGGTTAGGTACCTCAACCGGACGCGGTGGCAAATAAAGTATCTCACTTCTAAGAGGTGGAGTTATCCTCTCCTTCCATCGTTTATATTGTTCCGCACGGTTCTGCCAGGGACCGGGCTCGTTAAAATAGGTGTCAGTATCATAATCAGGATTCAATAGATGTTCGGTACCGTCCAAGCCGGAATATAATTGTTCCTGAATACAATCAACGAGCACATTCTTATGTTCTTCCATACACCTAATACATTCCTCTTCAAACCCGGATGCAATGGAATGAATAACTCTATGTAATTCATCAAAATCTGCCATACAGTAAAAATATAACGGGCTGGGCTGTAATCACACCCCAGCCCGTCGGTTACTTAGTTATCGCATCGTACACTTCCGAGAGCTTCTTCTTACGGTCAGCTTCCTTCAGTTCCTGCCACACGACTTTAATGTGCGCATTAATAAACTCTTCCTTCGTCATGCCCTTCACAGCAACCTCGACGAACGTAACATTATCTACCTTCATGACACCTGCTCGATACCTCTGATTCCTTTTTCATACAATACAGAAGGAGCTTTCAACGAAGGAACCGCCCCGGCTTTAGGAACAATGGTAATGATACCATCCGAATATGTAGCAGAAGTTACGTTATTCATAACTTCAGCAGCACCATCAGCAATAAGACTGCCAAATTCTTCTGTACGGTCATAACCACCAACAACTTCAACTATTTTGTAAGTATTTTCGGCCTCCAACTTTTGAAACACAACATCAACCAAGCCTTTAACGAAATTCTTGGGATTGAAGTCTAACTGCACGTAGTCAAAGTGCAATTGGCTGTCTTCCACATCTTCATGTGAAAAACTAACAGTCATCGCAGACTTAGCACTACTGGTCGGGTACTGTGTCACGGTCGGGTAAACAGTAGACATCGGAATACCGGCAAGGATATCAGTGTCATCATTATAACCGATCAACATATTATCCTGATTCCAAAAGTAAACGTCCCATCCTTTATTGGCACATTTCAGAAGCTGGGCATTCAAAACCTCATCAAATTTCTTCAAAGTGAAGGTGTCTGTTTGAGCGCTAAGCCCGTTGTATTCACTTGCACCGTACCCTACAGGATTAACTTGAGGCTCTCCACCATTCTTGGCATACTCCAGGAATGGCAAAATAGGGTAAATACGCCCGGGACGGTCTGCATGGCACAATTCGAGCAACTTCTCACCTGTTATATCAGCAGGGAGTTTGACACCATGTTCTGTCAAGATAGCACCTTTGACTTTTTTCCAGTCAATGCTACAAGCAGAACTACCAGTGTTCATCCGGGAACCCTTACACGTTCTAATCTTTCTCATTTTCTTCTACAATTAAGATTATTAATTTTTATTTCCATCGAGCGTATATTTATGGCATCAATCGGCTCGCTCACAGCCTCACCGGAATCTGTATAGGCTCCGTATCTGCCATATGAATAGTTTTCTGAATAACTATGTTTCACTTTTTCGTCATAGTCGCAGTCGAACCGAGAATCTTCATATAATACTTCCAATAAACGTTTATAGATTGGCCGAAGGATATTTTTAAAAGATGTGGTTCTGCGCATCTCATTGCTCCACTCTTTACAAGAAGAACATGCTATAATTAACGAAACCTTTGCTTTTGAAAAATAATCCGCGTCACCTCTATCCTCACTAATTGGAGTGAATAGTGCAACCAATGGAAACTTCCTTTCAGACTGGGCAGAAGACTTACTGTATTCATCTAAAATATCTTTGATATATTGACTGCTACCGAAGATGTAATTCAACCTTGGGGATTTCACAACTTTAGTTCCCCCTTTCCCATTTGGATAGAGGATTTCAAGCCCTTCTGGAAGTTCCTTTACAATCTCCTCAAACAGTTCTGTTATATCTAAATCTATCATAAATTGAAAGCATTAATTGGGGTCAAAAGATTCTTGGTTATTTTCACATCGAAAGGACAATCATTCGACATAGCCCATTCAACAAACTGTTTATTCTTCTCTACCATGCTATTCCATGTGCTTACTTGTCTCTTCAAAGGAGCTACATATTCATTAGCACATTTCAAACGAACAAGCCCGGTTATTGTAGCCTGGGTGTTTGCGTCACGAAGAATATGATAAAAGACATAGTCAGCGAACGGTTCACACAGCTTCTCGCATAATACTGCATATCCGGACTGGGGGGCTTCCTTCTCTTCTGAAATATCAACTTCATCTGAAGAATCTTCCTTTTCTCGTTCAATAAGCTCCAAATAATCTGTGATAGCTTGGGAAAGAGTCACACCAACAACATTCCGGAGAAATTCGGGCTGAAATGCCTTAATATACCCATTTATCACCTCATTCACAGCAAGAGATTGGGGCGAAGGCATTTCAGCGACCGAAACATTCTCAATATGCCTGGGACCTGACATAAAATATGAAACATCAATCAACATAGCGATAGTTATTTAGAAGTCTTGCCTTTCCCGGTTTTCTTTTCATCTTCCACGGAAACGGCTTTATCATCTGTAACAATTACCTCCTTGGCATCTTCCTCTTGCAAATCTTTTGAATCGGCAACCGGAAGATTCTTTTCATCAGAAGGCACCTGTACTTCAAGTTCTGCAATGCGAGCTTTCATTGTTTCACGCTCTTCTGTCAGTTCAACAATTGTCTTATCTTTCTCTGCAATGGATGCAGTAAGCCTGCCAATCTCTTCATTTTTCTCTGCAAGCATACATTCCAATGTCTTTCGGGCATCTTCTTCTGTAACAAGACCACATTCGGAAATAGGGATGAGTTGAATCATCCCTCTATTAATCCGAATGCGTTGCTCTTTAAGCACATTGGTTACATCCTTATCGTTACCTCTAAGTATGTAATCCATAATCCTACGCTTTAGTTATTGCAGTCTTCAATGCGGCCAAATCCCCATAAGCGAAAGCCCACGGCATATAAATCGGGAAGATAACTTCTTCTTGTGCCATCAGCACAACCTCATTGCAAAGCTTGGTCTCCACATCTTCAGCCCATTCAAGTGCCAAAGTGGTATAATCAACCAAATTTGCGGCTTGGTTAAAGTCACCCAAAAGATACTTACCTGGAAGAATACCACCATACTCGATAATCGGACGACCGGCAATATATTTCACCCCATCAACCATTTTAACGATACCAAGATTACGTCCTGTCGTATCTTTCTCTGATTCCATACCGTTAACAGTCATTGGATTAAGAATAATAGCATTCGGAAAATACTGGGCATATGTCATTGCGGCGAAAGCTGTTTTCACTACATCTTCAGAGTTGGGTTCCTCAATGTTCTTAAAGCCGGCTTCATGAACACTGAATGTCATTTTATCCGTAGCCGTTTCAGCACCGGAGAACGCGACACCAGGAATAAGGATACGACCATCTTCCATTTTCACAAGAGCGTGTGTTTTGTTCAGTTCTGTAAGAACAGCGGCGCCAGCGAACGTGATACTCATTCCATCAAGAATCAAATCCTGTGGTTCTGCAAACTCTACAATCACATCCTTATCACCGTTATATCCGGTAATAGCTTTTACAGCACCGGCGGCACCTGTAACAATGGCTGTACTAATAATCTTCTCTACAGAAGTCACCCCAGTATTATTAATAATACCAAGCAAATTCTCACCATTACCGTCACCAAACAAAATGTTCCAGTCTTCTGCCATCCAAACAGCTTCAGGAAGCATGTTCAAGATGTAGGAACGAATGTACACTCTTGATTTCAACATACGTTTTGAGATACGGATATGAGTACCAAGGCGCTTAGTTCCTGTCTGTATCTCTTTTACCTTGATACTTGATTCCGGTAAACGACCGTTCTCTGTTACAAAACGGGCATTGCGGTTGAAAGCATATACTTGCGCATAGGCGAGTTGAGGATATGCAGGATCAGCTGTCAGCGTCGTTAATACATCACGCATATGCAACTTTTTGTTGGCAACCTGAGTCACAACACGTTTCTGTTGTTGAGTAATCAACAAATCACCGGTGTAATTGTCAGTCATGGAAACGACATCTTTCAAGGAGAAGCCGTCAAATTCTCCTGATTTGCGTGTTTTTCCTTCTGCGAAATCTCTGAATTTTTCAGAATCAAGCATCTCGTTCAATTTCTCGTCGAACTTGTTGATAGTATCCATAGAAAGACCTTTCTGCTTCATTTTCTCGATACTTTCACCAAGAGTTTTAACTTGTTCTACAAGTTGCTCGTTGTCCTTTACCAATTGCTGGAACTTTTCTCCATCATAGGCTTTCAATAGATTATTGATGTCACCAAACTGTTTCGTTACCTCCTCCGGTGATGCAAATCCTTCAAGTGACTTGTTAACTACTTCACACATCATGCCGACGATGTTTTCCATGAAAGTTTTCTGTTCTGCCGGCAGACCGTCTGTTTTCAGATTAAAATCTGATACTGTAAATTTTTTAGGCATAAAATTTAAATTTTAAGTTATTTATTCTCGAAACAGCTATTCAAACTCTTGAAATCGAGTAAAGTGCCATTATCAGCGGCTTTAATCGTTACTTCATCGTTCCCATTTTCCCCGTCATTCTTTTCTTGAGTGTCAACAGACGGCTCATTTTTTCCGGTGGTATCTTCAGAAGTGTTTTGCAGAATAGCATTCGAACGATATACTTTTCCCCAACAGTGGGGACATCTTACATAATTCATAAGGTCTTGTAGACCCTTTTGAGTAGATTCTTTCTTTTCTGATTTGACAGAATCAATAAGAGAAATTACTTGGGTTCTAATCTCCGGAGTGAGCTTCTCCATTTCTTCCCTTACAATGTCCTGTGTTATCCATCTCTGATAATCAGCAGCATAGTCCAATACCTGCTGGGCAAAGGTATGCTCCGTTTCTGCATCATAATCAAATTGATGACCACAATGAGGACATGAGACAACGGCACCACCGTTGAGGCTCTTCAGTAATAAACTTAATTCCATATCGTAACCTTTTAAACGCTCATCACTATATCCATGCTGCAAGAACGCTTTACGAACGAAATCAACAGCCTCCTTTACCTGGTCGGCAGTAGCAGACTTAATATTCACAAGGAAAGTCTGGGGATTACTCCCCCAACTTGTCAATGTTGAATATTCCATCATACGCCATTCAAGCACTTTACAGGGATCAACAGAATCTCTTTTAATGGCCTTGACCCCAATAGAATGTTCAAGTGTTCTGCCATTCTCTGCAAACAGTTTATAATCAGCTAACGTATCACGGCCAATCTGTTTTTCAAGATTTAACTGACCGACCATAACCAAATTACCTTCTGTTTCCTTACCATTCAACGGAACACCTAACAACTGGTCTGTACGATGATTCAGGAACCAACGCATCCGACCAATATTTTCTTTCAATGTCTTATTGAATGAGCCGGGCATAGATATGTCATTTTGTGAGTCCTTCACACCGATACCGTTCACCGCAACGGTAACGATACCCTTCTCATCAACATCATTTGCCTTTGTCTTGTACTGAAGGCTTTTGATTTTCTCTTCCATCTTTTTCATCTCCACTTTTAGTGTTAAAAACTCGATTTACTTTATCCAGTTCCTCATCTGACATATCAAATTTCAATTTGTCAAACAAGGGATTTTCTATCATACTTTCGCCTATTTGGGCACGCCAGTCATTGAGTGTTATAAGCCCACATGAGAATTGTTCACGACAACGTTTATTTATATTTGTCTTTACGTCCTCGGATTCTTTCAATCCTTCCTGCAAACAATCAACATCAGAGAAATCACAATCCAAATAATATCCACCTCCTTCAAGACCAAGGAAAGCTGTAAAATCCTTGCAGAATTGTTTGGCCATAGGAATAACAGTTGAACAATATACGCTCTTTTCAGCAGTAGCCTGATTGCTAAATGTGGACTGGTCTTTTCGCGGAACAAGAACGGCAGGGATGCCGTATGCCCCTGCAATATTTATTGCATCAGCCAAAGTCTCTTCAAACGGCTGTAACTCTGCAATAGAAAGATTAGTACGAACAAAGTCAATGTCTGCATCTGAAATACCATAAGGTACCTGGCCCTTCCTTACACCATACTTCTCAAAATTTTGCTTCAAAAGCTGTTCCTTTTCATCGTCAGTCAACGCTATTGAACCGGTAGCATCAGTTTTCTTACTTACAATAAAGCCCAATCCACCCCGCTTTACATAAATTACATTTCTAGCTTCATATACAGCTATTAGATTTGACATTGGCTTATTTTGGGAAGCAAGACGACTTTTGGACTTCAAGAACATAGCCCCTGAATAGAACTCTGCACTTCCGTCTCTATCATGCCATATTTGGTATGGAGGAATTTCCAAACTACCATTCCAACCATACTCCAAACGATAGCTACGAATAATATCTTCTGTTTGGGCAATGCCAAACAATGGCATATTCCCGTAAACAGGTTCTACAATAGTCTTATCAGAAGGTAGCACCCAATAATTATCGCAATATCTCCATTTTTCAGCTGTAGAAAAGACATCAGGCATAGCGGCACGAATAAAGCTATTCCCTGTACACAATTTATAAATATGGTGCTGATAAATCAATTCTTTCCAACGCATCAAACAATTAGGACGACTAAGTATGCCATTCATTCGTTTATTCGCCCATACTATACTGTCATCCTTAGTTTTCTTCAATTGAAAATTAGCACCTGCAATTCGCGATGCAATATAATCGATCGGGAAAAAGACTTCAGGTATCGTACTGAATAGCGTTAGATAGTTACTGCCCGCTACAATAGGACTAGTAAGGTCCTCAATGTATGCAACTGACCATTTTTCAGTCTTGCCACTTTGAGTATCTATATCCTTATTTTCAGATGAAGTAACTATTTCAACTTCACCTTTAGTCTTAGATTTCTTTCCAAATAGATTATCAAAAAAAATATTCATTGGGTTCCTTTTTGAGCAAAACTAAGTAAAAAGGAAAACCGTTTTCCAAAACACTAAAATCTTGAAATTACGAAAACATAATACCAACAATATAACATTCTTATTTTCAATCACATATAACACATTTCAATTCAAACCTAATTTTACAACGAACTGTACTAGCCCACTCAAAACAGCACTGGCCTCTTTTGTTTCACTATCTTTATTATAGTCCATCAGATTATTCATGAAGGCAACATATTCCGTATCAGATTCTACTTTTGATGCAGAAAAAAGAATACTATTTTTCACATAATCAGATGTTGCAGCAATACGCTTATCTACATCCGGAAACTCTTTCATTACACGAATCTCCTTGTTTGTACTAGAACGGAGTTCCCGGATAAAAGGGAAATAAGCATCTGTACATTCAATTACACATGAATCAGATTCATGGGACAAAATAGAAGAACGTATATCTTCTGTTGAAGTAGTATCCATAAATACGACATCAACAACATGCCATTTATTTCCACATCTAAACGCTTGTATAAGGACAAATTTCCCATTAACATTCGGCATCACATATAGAATCTTCTTAGTGTATTTACATTCGGTATCTGGATTGAAGAAATTAATAGTGCCATTACAAGCATACAAGTTTCTTTTTCGCCGGTTACTAAACTCTATATACTGCTCACTACACAAATCCACAACGACATATCGGAACGTATCAGACAGGTGCCCGTGCTCCTCATAAGTCTGCAAGGTAGTTTTATTCTTGACCTTAGTTTTAAGAATGGCACCGTTAGCATCTTTCTGTACGCTCATGTAGTCCTCAATAGATACCGAACATGATTCGTCAATGTATATCTCTATACCGGGAACAGTACAATCAAAGATAGCATTGATAAACTCACCGGTCATGGCAACACTCGGATTCTTATTGCCTACCTTATCCTCAATCTCGAATCCTTCTTTCTGCAATGTATCTATGAATAAGTCCATCCAAGAACGTTTTTCATCATCAATGCTATTGGCCACCTTTGTTGAGGCATCCCCGTGTAGGTAGACTTTATCACTATACCTGATATCTTTCAGATACTTGGCTACAAGTTTAGAGGACTTCTTTACTGTATTGTTAGGATTTTCGGCGCATGTCTCATGGAACTGCCAAACCTTGATACCGGTAGTGAAATCTACTTGCCAGTACGACACACTGATATATGGCAGTACGTTATTATCTACTGATATATGAATAGGCAGGTCCGGGATATATTTATGTTCACCGGAATGTTTGCCACGGTTGAACGAACCGAAGAACTCGCTACCGGTACGAATAACACCCCACTCTCCCAATGCGTACACATTGTAATAATCCGGATCGTGGACTCTATCATACTCAAAGTCGGCAACACATTGCTCATCATAGAAACCATACGTACCGTCAGGACTACCGACCACCCAAAAATTATTCAAATAGGTAGATTGGATAATAACTGTATTAGGTGCCTGTTCCTCGATTTGCTTAGTACGAAGATTAAGTATTTGCCTGGGTGCATTCTTCTTTACGGATTTGACCTTGGTAAGTTCTTTCGGCAACTCTTTGCCGGCAATGGTAACCGTCATCGGTACATCATGCCATTTGTCTTTATCAATGAACTCTTTCTTTATCCAGTGGCTTTCACTGATCGGATTAAAGGTACAAATAATTTGCTGCCCTTTCTTACCACGCAAACGCTTACGTAGCTGCTTGAAATCCGGATGCTCGAACTCTGACCATTCCTCTAACTGAACACGCTTATA